TCGACACCACCGACCCGGAAAACCCGGTGCCCGTGCGCCCAACCGCCTTCCGCGAAATCCACGGCTGGGCCGGGTGGGGGCCGAAGCTGTGAGGCCCGTGTTCCTCCCCGCCAGCCACTCCACCNNGAGCGAGCGATGAAAACCAGCCCCGAACGACGACAGGATGGGCCGGCGCGAGGTCCCGGGAAGTTCACGTTCATCGATCTGTTTGCCGGTATCAGCAAGGACCAAGGATGACTTTGGAGTAGGTTTAACTTCTTATGACTGTTATCGCGTGGGACGGGCAAAACCTAGCCTGGGATTCTCGGGTAGCAAACTGCGACAGAAAGTACTCCATCAGGAAGTGTCGCAAACTGAAAGACGGAAGGACTATTGTCGTAGCAGGTACGCTGTCCAGTATAGTCCAAGCCAAGGGCCTGCTGGATGGTAACGGATACCCGATACTTCCAAGTTCGTTGACAAATAGCGCAACTATTGTCGTGTACGATAACGGATCAGTCTACGTTTACGATGATATGCGAGAGGCCAGGAAAGCCAAATCACCGGACGCTTGGGGAAGTGGGGCAGCGTACGCCCTCGGGGCCCTGAGCGCTGGCGCTGACGCAGAAACAGCGTGTAGGATAGCCTGTAAGTACAGTCCTACGTGCGGCGGTAAAATCAACTCAATTCGAGGATAATTGGGGGTATAATGTCCAGTATCGTAATACCTAGCTCCCTAAACAATATCATAGGATTCCGCCTCCGTCAGGTAGCGACCCTGCCCGGCCACAACCACCTGGTATTCGACATTGTTCCAACTAATGACCAGTTTCGGTCTCGCTTTGCGTACGAAATCACTAACGGCACTCTGGCCCGTATCTCGGGTATCACGAACGTAGTCGGCCATCGTGTCACTAGCGTAGAGTCCGGCCCCTTTGATACGGCGACGGGGAACGCTTCCCTTATTCTGCGGTCTGATAAGCCGGTCGGTCCCAACTATATGGTGATCTTTATTAGTGCACCTTTCGCTCAGGAAGAATACTTCCTGCTGCTGGATGATGGGTCATACCTGGAACTGGATGAAGGCGACCTACTCCTATTGGATGAGTACCAAGAGGCGGATACGCAAGTAGTCCTTGACGATGAAGTGTTTAAGGAGCGGTTCCCTGACACGAAGAGGGAACGAGACGGTCTCCAGATTATCCAGCTAAACCAAGACGTAACACTTTAAAGGAACGCTAAATGGCTAACAAAAAGGTTTCCGATCTAATTCCAGCCACTACCCCACTTACGGGTAACGAGCTACTGTTCCTGTCGGATGGGTCCGGGAATTCCAAAAAGGTGACGGCCCAGGCTGTCGCCGATCTGGCTGGCCCCGGCGGTGGCTACACAGACGCAGACGCAATCGACGCCGTAGGCAACGCACTAGTCCAAGGTACCAATATCACTATCACCTACGATTCCATTGCCGGTACGATCACCATCGACGCCGCAGGCGGCGGAGGAGGTACGGGTACGGTTACCTCCGTAAACGCATCTGGAGGCACTACGGGCCTGACCTTCTTCGGCGGACCTATCACCTCCTCCGGGACCCTGACGCTAGGCGGAACGCTGGCAGTTACGAACGGCGGTACCGGGGCAGCGAATGCGGCAGGTGCTCGTGCTAACTTGGGTCTGGGTACCATGTCTACCCAGAACGCCAACAGTGTTGCGATCACTGGAGGTTCTATTTCAGGGATTACGGATCTAGCGATAGCCGATGGCGGTACCGGAGCCTCAACCGCCTCGGCCGCTAGGTCCAACCTAGGTTTGGGTAATATGGCTGTCCAAAACGCTTCCAACGTATCTATTACTGGAGGCAGTATTACGGGTATCGCGGACCTAGCTGTAGCTGACGGAGGTACCGGAGCTTCTAACGCCACTAACGCACGCGCTAATCTAGGTATCGGGTCCATGGCCACACGAGACGTGACCATCTCTACCTCTGCCCCTAGTGGCGGAGCTAACGGAGATGTCTGGCTGCGCTACACTACTTAAGGATGAATATGTATAATGAGAAGCTAGTATCCCCCTATCTAGGGGATATCCGAGAAGCCGAGAGTTACCGAGAGTTTGCTTACCCAGATCCTCTGTCCAGTCTGGCCAGGAAGTACCGTCACCTACCGTGGGGGTTTAAGCCAGCGCGCGATCTATTGAACTTAATCGGCGAAGATGAATCAAAGGGTAACCCTTGGACGGTGGGTTACGGACACACGCACGGTGTTAACCCGGACACCCGCTTCTCCAAGGAGATGGCCGAGCACAAGCTAAAGGAAATGGCTTGGGATGCTCTTATCACCGCAAATAAGCTAGTCCCAAATTTCTACGAGCACCCGGAGGAAATCCGCCGCGTTCTCGTGGATATGGCCTATAACCTAGGCTACAACAGGCTGGCTCAATTTAAAAACACTCTCCGTGCCTGCCGGGAGTTCAGGTATGAGGATATGGCTAAGGGAATGGAAAACTCGCTCTGGTATAAGCAGGTAGGTACCCGAGCCAAGAAGCTTGTAAACCTAGTCCGTCAACACGTAAAGGAGACTTAAGAAATGGCTGCAAACGAATTCTTCGGCTTTGATACTACCCAGAAGGCTGCCCTAGCCCGCCTCAAGGCTGAGCTACTGGCTGAGATTGCTGCGCAGACTGGTGCTGTTGCTGACGATCTAACGGATCTAACCACCTATGCTACCAACCTGAACACTTGGGCTGTTGCCCTAGCCACCAAGCTGAATGCCGATAGTGGCGTAAATGACACGGATTACGACACTAATCCACAGGCCTAATAGGAGAATTTAATGTCGGAAGATATCCAGACCCCAGCTGTACGAGAACTTGTACCCTACATTTTCACCAACGATAAGTCCGCCGAAGGGCGTCTCATGCCCTATCTAAACATGCTGTACTCGGGGGCACTGAACAACATGATCGGCGTCATGGAAGCCCTGAACTCCGAGACCAATGAGACTGAACTTCTACTAGTTGGTGTTCAGCCGTCGGTCGATGGTATGGACGGCCATCCTGTATTCCCACTTGCCAAGATTCTGAATGTAGAGTCTGCCCGCAAGTACAAGTCGCCTGATGGTAAGGGAGGCTGGATCGAGCCAACTGAGGAAGAGGGGACTAGTGAGTAACGAGCTATCTATCCCGGAGCGTATTGAACAACTCTACGCAGAGGGGTGCTCTGACGTAGAGGTCATGGCCGAACTGAAGATTTCCAAGCAGAAGTTCGACCTGATGTACGCTACGGACGAGGACTTTAAGGAGCTTATCGACGCCGGGAGACTGGCGTCATCCGCTTACTGGCACAGTGTGGGTCGAAAGAATCTCTTCAACAAGAACCTCAACACTAACCTGTGGATGTTCGTCATGAAGAACCGCTTCGGCTGGGCTGAGCGTCAGGAGAATATTGGCACTGATACTCCTCTGAAGGTTGATAGTGTCGAAGACCTGCAGGCTAAGGTACTGGCTAAGCTGCCCGGCATCGTCCGTCGTCTGGGTGTGGAACTTAAGGATGCGGAACTACTGGATCTAGAGAGAAAGAATGTCAGCAAGTCCTAATAGAATGGAAGAGCTAGGCAAGGCTTTTCTCAATAGCCTTGGGATCGAGACAGACGGTCCCAAGGCTAGTCTTCGTGAGAAGCTAAAGAATCTAGGGCTGCAGGTGTCTAATGGCACCGCAGACGCAGCCACACTTCGCAGCTTCCTGGACCTGTTGGAGGAGTATGAGAATCGCCTCAGCCAGTCAGGAATCAAGAAGTGGTTCGTGCCCGGAACCCCGTTCGGTATCGAGAATTGCCCCAAGCACAAAGCGTTTTTTGACGCCGGGGCCAAGTACAAGGAACGCATCTTCCTAGCATCAAACCGTACGGGTAAATCCCTATCTGGAGCTTACGAGCTTTCCTGCCACCTGACGGGGGAATACCCCGACTGGTGGGAAGGTAAGCGGTTCGACCGCCCGGTCCAAGCATGGGCCGTGGGTAAAACAGCCCGTACTACCCGCGACATTGTGCAGAAGGAACTCGTCGGTCCCGTGGGCGCTTGGGGCACAGGGATGCTCCCGTCCGATACACTAGGCCGTGTGTGGGCTCTAGCTGGTGTTCCTCAGGGTATCGACATCATCAAGATCAAGCACAAGTCTGGGGGGTGGTCAACGCTAGGCTTCAAGAACTACGAGCAGTCCATGGATGCCTTTGAAGGTACCGCAATGGACGTAATCTGGCTAGACGAGGAGTGCCCGGACACTATCTACAACGAATGCCTGCTGCGCACCATGACCACCGGAGGTATCGTCTACGTGACGTTTACTCCGCTAAAGGGCCTGACCCCCTTCGTTGTGCGGTTCTGCTCCAAGGCAGAGTTCCTTTGTGGGGCTAAGCCTATTCTGATTGCGGAGGATAGTATCGACGAAGAGGGGGAAGATGCCCGTCTAGCCAATCTGCAGGGCACAAAGGCGGTAATTCAGGCAGGATGGGATGATGCCCCATGGCTGACCCCAGAGCAACGTCGCCAGATGTTGGATGATACTCCACCGCACCTGCGTGCGGCCCGCTCCAAGGGTATCCCCGCTATGGGATCTGGTAACATTTACCCTATTCCTATCGAGGAAATCACGGTAGATCCCTTCAAGATCCCAGATCACTACAAGCGTATGTTCGCGCTGGACGTAGGCTGGAACCGAACTGCCTGCCTTTGGGCGGCAATTGACCCAGATTCAGACACAATCTACCTCATCGACGAACACTATGTAGCTGAGGCTTCTCCGGCTGTGCACGCGGCGGCTATTCGTAGTCGAGGAGCATGGATTCCGGGAGTAATTGACCCGGCCTCTCGCGGTCGATCTCAAGTTGATGGTCAACGTCTACTAGACATTTATAAGCAGGCTGGGCTAGACATCCTACCAGCCAAGAATCAGGTAGAAGCTGGGCTTAGTCAGGCGTGGAATCTACTGGCAATGGGTAAGATCAAAGTCTTCTCTACCCTGCAGAACTTTGCCAAGGAGTACATGCTCTATCGCCGTGGCGAGAACGGCAAGGTAATCAAGGAACACGACCACCTTATGGACTGTTTCCGGTATATTGTACTGAATACCCACCGTGCCAGAACGCACAGAGCTTCAACTAAGGGAGTAATTGCGGATGGAAGCAAGCGATACGATATCTGATACCCAGCTCTCAGATGAGAAGGAAGCTCTTGCCGAGGATCAGGCCAAACAGACCCGTCTGGAGCTGGACGCCCTTTTGGATGATCTGGCTAAGAGCATCGAATCCAAGTTCTTTGAGCGTGCAGTAAGGCGTCGCCCCAAGGAAATTCAATGGCGCATTAGCCAAGCTCTGGTGCTCGGCAATCTTGCTGTTGACTCCTTTGCTGACGACAATACCATTAAGGCTGTTTTCGGCAAGACGCCAAAGAAAGACCGCCCGTACTACAACATCGTTGCCAACAAGTGCGACATTGCCGTTGCCCAGTGTGTGGACATGCAGTTCTCTGGTGGAGAAAAGAACTGGTCGCTATCGGCTTCGGTCGATACTAACGACCCACTAGAGGCAGAGAAGGCTCGCCTGATGGAACGAACGATCCAAGCTCAGCTAGAGCGCTGTGCTTACGGCCGCAAGGTCCGTAGAGCCATTGAAGATCGTGTGCAACTGGGTACTGGTATCATCAAGGGGCCCGTCAACACGGGGCGTACCTACACTAAGTACGAGCCAACTGTGGATGAGAATGGCCAGACAATCTGGCTGCCTGTTCCAGCCTATGGCACCGAGCCCTCTATCGAGCACGTATCCCCGTGGTTCTTCTTCCCGGATGATACGGTCAATGACTTCTGCATGGCTAGCGATTGCATCGAGGTCCATCCCTGTTCGGCACTAGATCTAAAGAAGTACATGAACAACAAGGGCTTTGATAAGGAGGCTATCAAGCAAGTACTCCTGACCAAGCCTGACCGCTATCTAGATCTATACTACTCCGACTACAAGGGTATCACCGACACCAATCCTTATCTATTTGAAGATAAGTATATGCTGCTGGAGTATCATGGTCCTATTACCTTAGACGCTCTACTGCAGATTGGTATCACCCCCTCTTACGAATCCCCCAACGAGGAGTATTACGGAGAGGTGTGGGTTGTTGGCGGTAAGGTAATCCGCATCGAGCTAGAGAACATTGAGGCTTCCTACGAGCTTCCCTACGGCGTATCCGTCTGGAAGCGTGACCCAGCCTCTATCTTCGGCTTCGGTTCCCCGCTGCTAATGAAAGACGCCCAGCGTGTAGCCCGCGAAGTCTGGCGCATGATTCTGGATAACGCCGCTGCTTCTAGCGGTCCCCAGATTGCCATGCACCGTACCTTCGTTGAGCCGCAGAATGGCGACTGGGAGATGCAGCCGTGGAAGTACTGGCTACTCCTAGACTCTTCTGTAGATGTACAGAAAGCTATCCAGTTCTTCAACGTGCCCAACTACTCCGATCAGCTAATCGGGGTTCTAGAACTTTCTCGTAAGTTTGCGGAAGAGGAGTCCTCGACTCCAATGATCGCCGGAGGACTGGAAGGCGGGGAGCTTACCGAGTCCGCCACCGGCCAGCTCCTGATGCGTACTGCATCTACAACCGTACTAGAGTTCCTGTCTGAGGACTGGGACGACAATATCACAGAAAAGGTGATTCGTCGTATGTACGCTTGGAATATGCAGTACAACAAGAAGGACGAGATCAAGGGTAACTACACCGTTGATGTAAAGACTATCTCCGAGTACAAGAATAAGCAGATGCAGGTACGCGACCTGGAGCGCCTACACATGCTGCTTAAACAAGACCCGGAGGCTTCAATCTTTATCAACCGAGACGAGCTGTTCCGAGCCCAGCTGGCGGCAATGAGCATTCCGAACTCAGCCATTGTTCGCACACCTGAGGAGATCGAACAGATACGTCAGCAGATGGCCGAGGCTGCAGCTAATCAGCCCGACCCAGCCGTGATGGAACTTCAGCTTAAGGCCAAGGAGCTAGAACTCAAGGAACGAGAGCTGGCCCTTAAGGAGCAGCAGGCGCAGTTTGAAGCTACCCTGCAGCAACAGCGTGAGGCTTGGGAACACGAGCAGAAGATGGCTGCTAATGCCGCCCGCTTCATCGAAGCCCAGTCCCGCGTACTGGCTACGCAGAATGAAAAGGAAATTCAGCTGCTGCAGCTATACTCCTCCATGGAGGACAAGAAGGCCGCTTTGGCTCACGCCGAGCGTATTGCTGTTATGAATAACGAGACTAAGCTGTTCATGGAAGAACTCAAGGCCTCCCAAAAGGCCCGAGATCAGCTGCTGACCATGGAAGAGATGCGGCTGAAAAACAGGCACGGAACTGGTATTTAAATGAATAATTTCAACTACCGTAGCAACGAATGGATCGTACTAAGGGAGCGACTAACTACCGACCTTACGCGATACCTAGATGAGCTAGCAAACCCGGATTGTCCTGTAGACAGGACCAACTTTCTTCGAGGACGCATTTCTTATGTGAAAGAGCTTCTTGCGGAGGAAAGAGCCGCCGGGCAACACCGACCCCGCGACTAATATAAGGAACTTTTATGGATAAACAAAATCTAAACGCCGAAACTGAAGTAACCCAAGAAGATGCCGAGAGGATGTTCCACGAGTTTTCTCGTGAACTTCGAGGTGATAATAACCCTTCCACCCCTGAGGGTACTGCGGACGAACCCGAAAAGACTCCCGCCGACGAGCCGGAGGAAGAAGAAGGGAAGGAGTCCCCAGCTAAGGAAGGTGGAGAAGAGGAAGAGGGCAAGGCCGGAGAAGCCCCCGCTGAGGATGACCCTCTAGCCGGCGCTGACGAAAAGACCAAGGCCCTTATTGAGGAACTCCGACAAGAAAAGGCTCGACTGCAGAAGATGCGCTCAGAGCTAGGTCGGGTTCCATATCTGCAACGAACCGTAGAAGAGCTACGGAGACAACTGTCCGAGTCGCATAAGTCCGCACAGGAACCAGCCACTCGTAAGACAGCGCTGCCAAGTCAAGGCAAATTTGCCGAGCGTCTAGCCCAGATTAAGGAGGTTGACCCGGTTCTAGCCGAAACCCTAGAGGCCATGGCCCAAGAACTGATCAACCCTCTGCGCGAAGAAGTTGGCAAGGAAATCCAGCAAACTAAACAAATGTTTGCCAGCAAGCAGCAGGAGGAACTCTGGTACTCAGAGAAAGCCAAGCTGCTTGAACGAGTTCCACAGGCGGATCAAGTCTTTAGCACTCCACTATGGAAGGAGTGGAAAGAGTCACAGCCCGAGAACATCTACAATCTGGCGTCGTCTATCTACGCTGACGAGGTTGAGGTGGCTATCCAGCTATTTGCAAAGTGGGTAGAACAGAACCATCCCGAACTAGTACAGCCGAAGACTCCACCCCAGAGTGATGCTACTCAGCAGACTCAGCCCAATCCAGCTGCTAAGATTGCGCAGGAGGCTCGGGAGCGTAAGCTAAAAGCCCAAGCACCTAAGTCTACTGCCACCACCCCAGCGTTCGGTGAAGGACTGCCGGATGATGAGGAGGCGCTGTTTCGCCTGTATTCCAAAAAGATTCGCAACGGCGAAATTTAACACTAGGAGGATATAAATGTCAACCTATTCTGGCGTTCATTACGGTGACGTATCTCCGCGTGTTGGCGTCTTTATGGTCGCCAAGATGCTGGAGCACGCTCGTCCAATTGCCATTCTAGATAAGTTCGGCAAGGTGCAAGATCTGCCCAAGAACAAGGGTCTTGTACTAAAGTGGCGGCGTCCTGTTCCACTGGATGTGTCACCTGTCGCCCTAACTGAGGGCGTAACCCCGGCCCCGAGTAACTTCGAGTACGACGACGTAACTGCTACTATCTCGCAGTACGGCGGCTGGATTCCCTTTACTGACGTAATCCAAGATACCCACGAAGACCCGGTTGTTCGGGACATGTCGGAAATTGCCGGTGAGGCAGCTATTACCCTGAAGGAAATGCTAATCTGGAACACCCTGTGCGGTGGTACCCAGGTCATTTACTCTGGTGTGGCTACCAGCCGCTCTCAGGTAACTGCCACCATTACCGAGGATGAGCTTCGTCAGGCCCAGCAGGCTCTAAAGGTTGCTCACGGTAAGCACGTTACCAAGATGCTCTCGGCTTCCGAAAAGGTTGCTACCGAGCCAGTCGCTCCGGCATTCATCGCCTTCGGGCACACTGCATACGAGAGCGACCTGCGTGACCTAGCCGGCTTCGTGCCTCGTGAGAAGTATGCTTCGGGCACTCTGCTGTCGGACTACGAGATTGGCAAGTTCCAGGATATTCGCTTTATCCTGTCGCCACACTTCGCTCCCTTCTACGGCGCTGGCTCTTCTTCGATTACTGGTGTGGACAATGATGGCACCAACGTCAACGTCTACCCACTGGTCATTGTCGCTCAGGACGCTTACGCCATCACCCCGCTTCGCGGATTTAATTCCGTGGCCGTGGCCGTCAAGAATCCCAAGATGGGCGAAAGCGAGACTGACCCACTAGGTCAGCGTGGCTTCGTGGCTTGGAAGATGTGGTTCGTTGTAACCCGTCTGAACGAGACTTGGATGGTCCGCATTGAGTCCGCTGTGTCGGCTTAATTGATAAAGGAGGACTAAAACATGGCTCGTAATTTTCTATCTCGCGCGGCTATCAACCCGGTCAACTTCCGGGCTACCCACGAGGGAGTAAACGTAATCACCCAGTCTATCGAAATTCCTGCTGGATATAAGGTAGGTGCCGGTGATAAGTTCTACTTCTTCAATCTGGGAGCCGAAGTAGTTCCACTGTCTGTAACTCTGCAGTCTACTGACCTCGACTCCGACGGAACCCCGACTCTGACTCTAGATGTTGGCTACGAGCGTGAGGTTGGTGCAGACGTTCTCGACTTCTTCATCGATGGTTCTACCATCGGTCAGACTGGCGGTGTCATCCGTGTAGAGAACGGTGGTGATGATCCTTTTGCAGACGGTGCCTTTGCTCCGCTGAATGAGCCCATTACCATTGTGGTCTCGGCCGCTACTGCTGCTGCTGCAGCGGCTAGCACTGCAGGTAAGCTGACCCTGACGGTTGAGTTCGTACAGGCTACCGCTTCTCCGGATGCGAATACCAAGCCGTACGACTACGGTGCGGACTGGCTAGCTAACAACCTGTAATAACTAAGTAGGGGCCTCTCTCCGGGGAGGCCCCTATCCCTTTCGTACTTAAGGAGTACCTACATGTCTGAAGAAGATGCTCTAGAGAGTCTAACCATTGCACAGCTCCGTAAGTTTGCTAATCACGCCGGCATTCCCTTTGCCCGTGATACCACTAAGGACGAGCTGATTGCCAAGATTAAAGACGCTCAAAATCGCCGCAATCTGGCGGCCCCTGTCAACGAGAACGTTGGGCCTAAGCCCGGCTATACTCGTATTCTAATTCACAAGGATCCAAGCACTGGTGTTAAGGCAGGAAGCCGTCCAGTTACCGTGCGCGTTAACGGATACGTAGTGACTATTCCGCGAGGAATTCCACAGGATGTTCCTCACAAGGTTGTAGAAGTGCTGCAGCATTCCACCAAGCCTCAGGTAGTAGAGGACCCCTCCCTGCCTGCGTCTGACCCCCAGAAGTTCCGGATGGAATCTGTACACTCTTACCCGTTCCAGATCCTTGCCAGTACTCCGGGTCCCGATCCGGTGTCCAGCTGGGATAAAATGCGGGAAGCTACCTATCGTCCACGTGAGCGTTACCGCGAACTGTTTGGCCGTTGGCCAACCCGTGCTGCACTGCGGGAAGCTATCAAGGAAGGATTCATCAAGCTTGGTTCAGGAGAAACCCTCGGCAGTGTAGTTGCCGATTCTGACAAAGACGACTAAGAGGTAGCAATGGCAACCTATCTAGAGTTGGTTAACGATGCGCTAGAGGAAGGGGGGGTCGAACTCGACCCCCTCACCTCCTCTACGTTCGCGTCTCCTCCGAACAAGAAAATGTACTCCCGCTACAAGAAGTGGGTTGCGGATGCGTGGACCGAACTGCAGCTTGCTCGGGACCAGTGGAGCTGGATGCAGAAAATTGCTGTCGTGACGGTTACTCCGGGAGTTTACGTAGAGAACGGCAACCGGGCATCTGCCCCACCTGCCGGCACTGTGCTTGAGTGCCAAGACACAGGAGCTACGTTTAAGGTTCTGGATGTGATTACGCACGAGGGAGATTGGGCCTCTGGTACTGCCAAGGCCACTATCTTTTTTGAAGAGCAAGAGGGCTTCTACAAGCTTAACGAATACGTGAATGAAATGTCTCCCACTCCTGCTACGGGAGTGTTCCGGATTAAGTACCCGGCCCGATTTAACTTCGTACGGGATGGGCAGATCTCTGACATTCAGAATATAGACGTTGACAGTTTTACTATTCAGAGCACGGGAGGCTCTTCCGTTCAGGAGAACGATTCGGCTTTTAGTCGAAAGCCTCTGGTATACGTACCCTATTCAGAGTGGAATCCGGGTTACTCTACCGACGATAGCATAGATAATCCTCAGATCTTCACGGTTTCACCTGACGGCGATCTAGAGTTCTGGCCGCGTCCCAACAGGCAATACACTGTTCAGTTCAACTACACCCGCCGCGTATCCCATATGCAGGATTGGGATGATGAGCCAGAAGGGCTACCGGCGGATTATCATCCAATCATTTATTGGATGGCCGTGGTTAAGCATGGCGAGTACGACTCAGATCCGGCTAAGCTGCGGCGAGGTGCACGCCACGCCGGCCTGTACCGGGCTAGGCTGGAGCGCAATTACCTCCCGGATGTAACTGTCTACAGGGATCGATTCAATCGTGAGTGATCTAGTTCCACTGCCGCTGCCGCTAGGTCTAGGCCTAGATCTTGAGAGCAACAAGCTAGCGGCCCAGCAGGGCACGCTAAAGAACTGTCTCAACTACGATATCACGGACACACAGGGCCTTCACCGCATCGACGGCTACGAGCCTTACGACGCCCGCATGTCCCCAGCCTCCTATACCTACATTGCAGTTTCAACTAACGAAAATACGGGCTGGACTAACGGCACCTATCTAGTTGCCCGCAAGGGAGACGGCGTAGTACTCGCTGGTGTCGTTGTGGATGTCCCGGGCAATAATCTATTTGTCATTGCGGTCAACAGCCTAGACTTCGTATCCCCGGATGCCTTTTCCGTAGCGCTATCCGCTTACGATATGGCGTCCAACGGACCGGACACCGAATACACTGCTAACATTGTAGCATATAGTTCGGCTGATATTTGGACTGACACAGAAGATCACTACGCCGCCCTGCGCGAAAATGCTCATTACCTACGATCCCAGATTTCGGACCTAGGTTATCCAGCGGTAGGCCTGCATTGGTTTAATAGCCGGGCCTACGCTGTTGCCCCTCCTAAGGGAGTTAAGGCTGTCGTTCCAGGATGGACTCCATCAGATGGGACTAGCATCGACCTAACCTACACGGACGGTTATACTCTAACCAATAGTTATAATTCGGCGGAGGCTCTCATCGTCGATAGCAGCGGGGTGCAGTATCCCGACGGAGAGCTGCCGTACGTTTACTACAGCATCATTCCTACGGTGGGCACCTACGACGATTGGCAGGAAGCTGTAGACAACGGGGCTACCATCAACGTGGAAGCTAATATTGGAGACGGGACACTGCTGCAGCTTGCAGATCTGTACAGCGATATCAACTCCAGAGTAGGGACCCTGTGGACCTGCAAAGACGTAGAGACGGCATATAAGGACGAGGATTCAGTTCATATCCAAGGGTGGGTTCCTCAGGAAACCTGCTGGCTTCTTGGCTTTGATGGAGGAACTACTAGTTCTGGTGATCCTCCGCCTGCCCTAGAGCGTAAGTTCGGAGAAGCCCCAAACACGTCAGCCACGTACTACATAAGCAACAACGCCAACGGATGTACCTATTCCTTTGAGCTTGTTTCAATATTCGTACCGGAGGACACCGGAGGAGATTGGGCGGGAGCCGACGCTGCTGGCGTCATGCAAATTCGCAACCTACAACTGCTTACTCCGGGAGATGGTGTCCCCATTGATCCTGATAACGATCAGTGGGTTATCTACTCTGACCCCGGACTGACTATAGCGATTGCGGATGCTACTACCTTTGCATATGGTGCGCTGCCACTAAAGGATCAGCTGGAGGAAAACGAATCCCAGTACCGTTTCATCACCCACAACTTTTATGCTGATGATGGGTGGGATGGCATGTACGGAGTAAACGGGGCAGGACGGGCCTTCTACCTAAGTGGAGGGCTATTTGCATTTATCTTCACTCACATCGACGATGATATTGATAAGCCTCGTCACGTTGCTGCTCACATGGATACCCTTGCCCTAGGCTACAAGCAGGGGGCTGTGCTCATGTCAGCAGTAGGAGAGCCTCACAATTTCAGGGGAGTAGACGGGGCACAGGAGCACGGCATGGGCGATCGTGTGACTGGCCTAGCTAGCCTGAACGGTACAGCCCTAGGTGTATTCTGCGAGCAGTCTATCCGCAGTATCGTAGGAGTGGCAGGCCAGGTGGAGAAGCGGGTCATTGCCCCGGAGACCGGGTGCATCGAGTACACCCTCGACACTGTTTACTATCCTGTATTCTGCAACGCCTCCGGCATATTCACCGTAGAGCAATCCGATCTGTACGGCGACTTCTACGGACGGCCCCTGTCGTATAAGGTCAACAAGTGGCTACGTCCACGCCTACGCCGTTATGTAAAAGATTTCTCCGACGGAGGCACGGTCCTCCGGTCCTATGTCGTACGGTCTAAGAATCAGTACCGTCTGTGTTTCAAGGATGGCTCCGTACTGACCATGACCCTAAACGATCCTCAGGTGGGGGAGTTTACCTTCCAGAAGTATACGGTAAGGTTCATTACCCCAGAGGGGGTACAGGGCACGGGTCCTTTTGTGCCCCTAGCGGTATGCTCGGTTATCGATAATTATGGCGAGGAGCACCTGCTGGCCTCCTCCCTTGACACTCGTATCCCGGCTTACAGTACTTATGTATTTGAGCTTGATAAAGGGTGGGGATTTGCAGGTCAGCCGGTACCGCACTTCTTTGAAACTAATTGGTTGTTCACGGATCAAAACAAGTACTTCACCGTGCAAAAGGTCCGTATGTACGGACTTACCCACGGCGTAGCTTCCCTTAAGATTCAGGCATCTGGTATTCAGGATAATCTAAAAGCCGAGTACCACGATACGGTAGAGGACATATCCCTACCAGAATCTATGGAAAGATATTCCGTGCAGATGTACGATGCCAATAGCAGCATGGCTGATCTAGCCAACAGAGGGCTTGGAGTGCAGCTTAAGATCAGTAACACCAATAACGATACGATGGAGCCGACACATGTTTGTCAGGTTCTGATGCTAGGAATCAACCCACAAGGAGCGACTGACGCATAATGGCAAACAACAACCAACAGCCTTCTCTTGATAGACTAGTCCTGCCTCAGCAGCAGGGCGGCATTGTTCCGGCTGGGTGGAGCCCTCGCAAAGTTACCTCCCAGCCCAGTCCAACAACCACCACGCAAGCTGCCCCTACCAAAGTAAGCACCGGAGGTGCTGGTCATATGCTGTATCAGCGCGGCGGGCCCGTCCCACCCGCAGCGCAGTCTCAACCGCCTCAACCGAACGTACCGCGCCCTAGCATCCCGGGTAAGTCTCCGTTACCGGGCGCGGGTAGCGGGATGCCGGACGTGCCGAGCCCTAGCGTTCTGGGTAAGTCTCCGGTACCGGGCGCGGGTAGCGGAATGGGCGTAGCTATCCCCGGAGGAAGCTACCTAGGCCTAGACTTCATGCGACAGGTTACTCCGCAGGAGCAGGTGTCCTTCCAGCTACAACAACTGCTGGATAATAGCTCCCCCTATATGGAGAATGCGAGACGGCAAGGAGTAGAGATGGCGGCCAGCCGAGGCAACCTAAACTCCTCCATTGCTGCTGGCGCAGCGCAGCGTGCGGCCATCGAGGCCGGACTACCTATCGCACAGCTTGACGCACAGGGCTATCGGGATGCTATGTCCCAGAACTTCCAAGCTCTGTCACAGCTAAGGCAAATGCGAGTAGCTGGGGATATCCAGAATTGGCTAGACTCGGAAAGCTTCAACCGGCAGTTCAACGCCGATCTGGCCATGATCCCACTCAACAACGCTATGGACATGTTGAAGTACATCACGCAGCGTGGCTATGAAGATCCGGCTGTCTATACTCCGGATATCATGTCAGGCTTCTCTAACTTCTTCAACATGATGTCTTTCGACACGCTGTCTAGGTTCTTCGGAACTGGCGGTACTGGTACTCCGACGGGAGGTTAATGTATGAGTATCTTTGGTGACATTATTTACGGAGTACTAGGTGGCCTAGCTGCCAAGTCTGAGCGCAAGGACTCCGAGCGTGCGACTAAGGAAGCTACTCAGGAAGCCGGTCGTCAGAATCGCGCCACCGCTGAATTTCAGGCGGACCTAGATTACTACTACAATCAGAAGCTGCGAGAAGAGCGGGCCAGAGCACTGGATTCTAACTATCGGCAATTCTCAACTGTCCCACAATTCGCGCCGGGATTCCAACGAGGTACGGGTCTAGACGCCCTGCCAGCAAAGCCCAAGGCTAAGGAGTATGGAAATGGCTAACGATACTAAGAAGAAGGATCAGAGCGATCTTCTGGACAAGGATCTAGTTTCCATGATGGGGTTTCGCCTGCTGAACAACGGGGGACTTCAAACTCTTAAGACGGCTATTGAGCAGTCAGCGGATCCCGGACAAGTTGCAGGCCAGTTCCTCGCCATGATGACCGGGCAGCTCGCCGAGTACTCTCGGAATGAGTTCGGAGTAGATCCCGGCATCTTTGCTCAGCCCGGAAGCTTCCTAGACCAGCAGATTGACTACGTTAAGCGTAAACTAAATCTGGACGATAAGTTTGCCGATCAGCTATACGGCGAGACTCTTGAGGTCATGAAAGCAGCCGCTAAGAGTGGTACTAAGGTTCCCACCCAAGGAATGCCGCAACAGCCGCAGAGTAATCGTCCTCTGGGACTTGACGGAGGTATTTAATCATGGCGTCTACTTTTGTTGGAGGATTTGCTCGTGCCCTAATGGGCCGCATGGATGCCCGGCATCAGCAGGAAATGGAACTCAAGAAGGCCCGCGCGCTGGAGGAGCTTAGGCGGGAGTTCGAGGCAGAGATCATCGATCACAACGCAACCCGCATCGAAGGGGAGTTCGAGATTCGTTATAACAAGTACGGCCAAGAGATTAGCCGTCGTCGCCTATCTCCAGAAGAGCTGGAGATGCGGCAGGAAGAGCTGAAAAGCAAGAAGGCTTCCGGTCGTCTGGCAGAAGCCCAGGCTAAGGTAGCCGAATCGGAGGCTCAGTTTGCTCCTGAGCGTATCGGACTAGAGCGAGATCGTCTCAAAGCAGATATCGAAGCCTCACGTGGTAACCTAGGTATCAATAGAGATCGCCTAAGCCTAGATCGGCGGCGGTACGAGGACGAGCTTAGCGCATCCGAAGAGAAGAAAATTGGAGAAGCCGAAGAGATCCTGTACGCTGTTGGCCAAGACCCACGCTACCGTGCAACTGGTTCTTCTATGGTGGAGGTACTTCGCGCCGAACTTGAGGCGGCTATCGCTAAGAAGGATCGCCGTAAGATCAACCAACTAGTTAATCAGATCAAAGGTGAATTTGGTATCGAGTATCTCCGAGAGACTAGTCGCGCCCGTAACGAGGGACGCACTCCCGGTCTAGACGGTCTATCTGGAATGTACGTACCAGTTCCCGGAGGGGACTAATAGTGGCCTACCTTTCAGTCGAAGATAAGGCTAGAGTCTGGAATACCCTAGACGACAACCTTCGTCAAAAAATTCGATCAGGCGAGCTTACCATTGAGGAAGCCGCCGAACTAGCTATCCCGATGGGAGATCGGGAGCTTGCTGACGCACGCGCAACTGCGCCGGCCTTTAGCCTAGACCAGCCTGCTCCCCCGGTTCAGCCACAGGAAGAGTACGGCGTTGGTACCGCACTTGAAACTGGTGTTCGCCGCCTAGGCCAGGCTGTAGATACTGCTCAGCTAGGTCTGGGACTATCGGCGGCTCGTAGGGCTCAGCGGGCTCTCCAGGAGCAGCAGGGGACCAGCACCCTTGGCGAAGAGGTGGCCGAGAACCTAGCGCAGAATCCTCTAGGTAGCGGGGTAGAAATAGCAATGGCTGCTGGCGAAGGCGTTGGTAGCTGGCTTGTGAACAAGCTTAATGCGGCTTTCTTCGACGCTGAACAACTGCAGGCTATATCCGGCAAGGGGATTGAATTCTCTGAGGCCCAGATCGCGGAACTACAAAAGACTCGGGATGAGCTGGCTAAACTGCCGCCTAATCCTTATAGTCAGGCTTTTGTCCAAGCCGTAGATAACGGGGACTTCTGGACTGCTCTTAAGAATCTCCCCGGCCACATCTTCTATACGAACGTTGAGCAGACCCCCACCATGCTTGCCCAGCTAGGTATTGTTGGAGCCGCTGGCCTTACCCGCAGCCCAACCGCTGTCAGGGGGGCTTCTCACCTAGCAGGTGCTATGGGCGGTGCTAGCGAGATTGGTTCCGACTTTGATTATCTGCTGTCACAGATGTCGGAAGAAGATCGTAACGACCCAGACAAGCTGTGGGAGGCTTGGCAGCTTGCCCTACAGGCAACAAAGGCCCGTACTCTAATTGAGACTGTAGTTCCGGGCCGTGGTCTAGGCAAGGCTCTGCCTACTCGCGTGGCCACTCTCGCTGCTGGCCAGATGGCCTCTGAGGCTGGTGGTGAGGTCCTGGCTTCCGAAATTCTGGGACGGGATTACACCGCTGGTGAGATTGTCGCGGAAGCGGTTGCCGCCGGTCCACAGGTAGTTTCAGAATCTCTCGGTGTCATTCAAGATCACCGTAATCAGACTATCCTAGAAGCCAGGGAACGGGCGCGTAGGCTAGAGGAGCTACGCAACGCCGAAGCCCGCCGTTTCGCAGAGGAACAGAGGGCCCTAGAGCAACAGCGTATCGCCGAAGAAAACCGGGCTGCGTTCGACGCGGAGGTAGAGGCGGAGAAAGCTTATCAGGCTGCTCGCCTCAACGAAGGCGATCAGATGGAGTTCGCCTTTGGAGCCGAACAAGGAGAACGCGAAGCCACTATTCAGGATATGTTCTCCGGAGAGGAAGTTTCGGCGGAAGTGGCTGAGGGGCGGAGGTCTGGTGAACTACAGAATACCGAGGTCCTAGAAGCGCAGGAACAGCAGCGAGCACTGTCGGAGGAGCGTGCCGCTAACCAGATTGCGGAGCGCCGCCTTAACGAGCTAGAGGCTCAACGGCGAGAGGAAGAGAACGCCCGTCGTCAAGAGGTAGAGGATCAACAGACCCTCAAGAATGAACGTCAGCTGCTGTCCACTGCATCCATTACTAGGGAAGCTAAGCGCCTAGTAGATATAGAGAAGGAAGGACTACGGCGTACGCGTGGTGGTATCATGCGCACGCAGGAGCAGATGGATAGAATGCTGTCTGCCTACGAGCGTAAGCGTCTGCCCGAGCTGGTTGACATTGTTCGCAACCGTCGCCTAGATCAGGTAAACTCTGCACGAGAGCGGGAGATCCAGCGGGAGAACGAGCGCCTAGAGCAGAATACTCCTAAGAGCGATGAGCGTCTCGATAGGGCTAGAGAGAGCTTTAACCGCAGTCCGCGCACCTTTACTGGCCAGCCTGTAGCTATCTCCCCCGGTGTACGTCCAGAGCTTCTAGGACGGGCTCCTCTGACCGATCTCCTTCCGGAGAATCAGCAAGGAGCACAGGAGCGAGTAACTTCGGAGGGAGAGCTGGTAGAGGGCAGCCCGGAGAATCAACAGGGCGCTAGCGAGAGAGCCCCTTCCGATGGTTTTCCTGCCGAAGTCCCAGCGGAGGCGCAAGGAGATCTATTTGCAAATGCCGAGACTCAGCCTCAGGCTGAGCTACCACTCGGTCCGGGAGAGACTACAGGGTATACCGGCTTCCTCACGGAGGAGGATCGCCAGAGGGAGCTGGCAGCCGGACTTGAGCGGCGTGAGCAACTGTCAGCGCGTAGGCGTAGAGAACAGGAGCAGGAGCAGGAGAGGGCTCAGCGGGAGGCAGAGCAGCGGGCTCTCGAAGCTGCCATTGAGCAGGAGATTCCGACTGTTGAGAAGGCCCTAGCGGAGCAGGAGCGTAAGGCTAAGACCCTGACTGAGAAGACCTACCAGAAGGCAGAGAAGAAGGCGCTAACGGAAGCGATCGCAGCGGAGAACTCGGTACCCAATGATACCCGTACTCGGGAAGAGAAGGTACGGGCTATTGCAGAGCGTATGCGCCAGTGGCGCGAGACCAATCCCCCACCTGCAACTGTCCAGCCAACGACTGCTAACAGGGCAATCACGCAGCCTGAGCAGGACATTCAGCGAAGGACTACTCCAGAAGAAGCCACCGAGATCGCCGGAGATCGTGTCCTGTCAAGGGAGGAAGACGCCGCTCTCCGTGAGGAGCTGGGGGGTGGTCAACCCAAAGTAGATGAGGCTACCCTAGTTAAGGAAACCCCAGAGGGTATTAAGTATACTGAGGACTCTACGCTGCGTGAAGCACTGGACAACGAGTTTACCAAGGCTCGGCCCAGCCTAGCTAATGTCCTGCGGGCTATTGCTTCCCATCCAGAGGCTAGCGCTGTAGAGAGATGGCTAGCTCTCAAGCTGGCCCCCATTATGGATAATACGGGAATTAAGCTACGCCATCTGGATGACCCTGCACCTGGGACCAAGAGTACAGCCGCCGGCGCTTATTGGGCTGGGGATCACTCCGTCTGGATTCGGCAAGCGACAATCAGAACTATCCTGCACGAAGCGCTACACGCTGCTACCTCGGTACTCATCGACTCCCCACTGGCCAATACCAATCCAATTGTCAAGCAGGCGAAAGCCCAGCTTGACCACGCCCTATCCATTCTCCGCACTCACGTGGCGCTAGATCCCAGTACACTGCCAGCAGATATTTCAATGCAAAAGTGGGAATATGTTGTTTCTAATGCCAAGGAGCTGCTTGCTCACGTACTGACGGAAAAGCCACTACAGGAGTTCCTAGCCACTATCCCGGCTCCGGGTAAGCCCCGGAATGTCTGGACAGTGATTAAGAATGCCATCAAGTCGCTGTTCCGTCCCAAGACGGCTGAGCAGAACTCGGTACTCGACATGGTTATCGAGGCTACGGGAGATCTGGTGGATACGTCTTCCATCGACCCGGCTCTGCACGCCCAAGCGCGTACTAGTGTGAAGAGGATGTACCAACGGCGGGCACCGGAATCCTCGGTTGTAGAAACGGCTGTAGAAGAGAACGCACGTAGCTTTTCTAATCCTAGGACCCAACGTGCTCTTAAGAGCATGGGACTGAGCGGTCGCCTCATTAAGTACCGTCCGGAGTGGATTTCTAATCCTATCGGCACTCTGCTAGATGCCCTGACCTCGGGCGGCGTTACTTCGCGCGCTACCACGGAGGCGCTGGAACGCGCTCAGTCTGAGTCTGCAGCTCTGATCAATCGAGCCGAGAATCTGTATCGAGTAATCGACTCTCGTCTACACAAGAAGGCTAACGAGTACGGAGAAGATCCGGCTGAATTCACCGGAGAGTTCTATCGTGCTATCGAATCCTACGAGAAGGCCGCACCGGGGCAGAAGCTGTCCATCGCCCGTGGTATGCGTAGACGCTATGGCGATGCGGCTAAAGCCTACCTAAAGATGCGTAGCACTATCGATAAGCTGTCTAAGGATATCCTGCGCCAGCGGCTAGCTGATCCTCGTCCCTTCACAGCAGAAGAGGCTAGGGTCTACCGCAGCATCAAAGAGAATCTAGGTACTTACTACTCTCGCGTATACGCAGCCCACACCCAGGGTGCTAATAAGAAATACGTCCATCGTATGTTCAAGGAGTACAACACCATTGTAAAGGGTGTCAAGGATCCATACGCAATTGACGGATACCGTAAGGTAAAGGACGCTATTATCTTTGTACGGGAAAATCTGCTGACCATTCCTTCGGCAGAGGAGATGCTGGAAATGCCTCTGGCTAAGCTACAGAAGCTGGCCGATGCTTGGGGTGTAGGTATCGAAGCTCCGGCTGATATTGAGAATCCTCTAGACGCCCAAGCTCGTAGAGAGTACCTGATCGAAGGGCTACTGAGGTTCGAGAATGCCGACGATAAGGCTAAGGATATGCGTGCTCTTGTTCTCCTAGAGCAAATGGCTTACGGAGAAGAGGGTCCCCTAATCAACTACTTCCGAGGAGCTAAGCAGGATCGTACCATTGTCACGGAGCGTACGGGTATTCCTAAGGAACTACGCGCCTTCCTAGGCGAAGTAGAAGACCTTCCAGTCCGTGCTCTAGTAACCATCGCCCGTCAGGCAGAGTTCCGGGCTAGGTCAAAGCTGTTTAACGAACTACTAGCCACCGAGCAGGGTAAGCGTATTCTGAGCAACGAGGAATTCGTAGAGAGGGGCATGAGTCCGCAGGACTGGACGCGCCTATCGGGTATCTCCTATGGAGCCCTTAATGGGATGTGGGTACGTAACGATCTAGCCCGTAAGCTGGAAGATTCTGCGGAGGTACAGCGTACCTTCGAGCAGGCTCTAGGCATGGCTGACACTCGTCCTACCGAGGTAGTCAAGTGGCTAGGGGGGCAGGTGCTCAAGGGTTGGCAAAAGGTTGCCTCTGTATATAAGGCTGCGCAGCTCGTCTTCAACGTAGGACACGCCTTCCTGAACTTCGGAGGCGGCGGCGTTATCCTCCTGCTGAACGGCAATCTAAATATCAAGCACGTCCGCAATGCTTTCAATATCGCCCGCGAGCTAGTACAAGCCCAGCTGCGCGGTTCCATTAGTAACATAGGTGAGGAGGTAATCCGCGCCGGTATCACTGACTCCGCCTTTATGAATGAGATCAGGGCGGCGGAAATTGAGGAGGTACGCCTAGCAACTCTGGAAGCTATGCGCTCCCCTGCTGAACGTGTAGGCGTAGGTATAAAGCGTAGCGGTCAAGGCATCCGGCGTTGGTGGAAAGAATCCTACGCCATGGCTGACGTGGTGTGGAAGATTGCCAACTATCTAAATGAAAAGGAACGTCTAAAGAAGTACTACGATCTTAACGGTGAGAAGGTAACAGACGAGCAGATCGAACGCGAGGCTGCTTGGCGCACGAACCTGACTAACTTCTCCTACAAGCGTGTGCCCAACCTGATCCGCGCTATCGAGAAGGGCGGTATTACGTATGTCATGCCCTATATGTACGAAACCTTCCGAGCCCCAGTTGCTTCCTTCCTGCTAGGGGCACAGGACGTTGCTCGTTCCAAGAAGGCGGCTACTCCGGAAGCGGCCAACTACCTCATGCGTCAAGGTATACGTCGGGGCATAGGTGCTCTGATGTCTATGGGCATTGCACAGCAGATGGCCTTCACTGCGGCCCGCCTTATCGCTCACGCTTTCGGTTCCTCGGACGAGGAGAAGGACGATTGGATTGATCGGGCTAAGGCTCTACTGCCCGAGTTTAAGCAGCAGTCCGACTACCTGTATATGGGTAAGCGTAACGGCAAGCCAGTTCTGTTCGAGTTCTCCCGTCTAGACCCGATGGGTCCGTCGGTAGAGTTCTCAAGGAAGATTATGCAGGCGGAGACTGCGGATGATGTACTGGAAGCCTTTAAGGATATCATCGTAACCAACCCGTACGGCTCGTCTCTCATCAGCGCTATTACGGGTACGGGTAGTACCAACACCCGTCTGCAGGATATCACCCCGGAAGGATACGCTGCTATTGTCAATGCCGTTGGTGAGCGGGGAGCTAAGCTGATCGACTCCTCCCTGCCCTCTTGGCCGGTACGGGCGCTGAACCCGGAGAACCCGACTCCAGACCGTGGTACTACTACTGACGCTACTTGGGCTATGGCTAATCTGCTTAAGGCGATGGGTATCCAGCACTACGAAATTGACCCACTCAAGACCGCTCAGTTCAAGGTCTCTGAGTACAAGGCTGCTCGTGCCGAGATCTCCAACGATCTCCGGACTGTCCTACGTACTCAAAGGGGCATCACAGAGCAGGAGCTTGCTGCGCAGATTGTTGAGCTTATGCAGCGCGAGCAGGAAGCTTTCGAGAAGCTGAGCAATACTTATGAGGCTATGCTGGATGTGGGGTATACTCCACAGCAGGCTATGGCCATGTTCTCCACCAAGGAGCTAGACCACAAGACCATGGCTATGCTAGCAGTAGGTACGTACACACCGGCTCTATCGGGGGTTGTTAATTCCCAGAGTATCCAGCAGTCTCTGACAGAGGTAATGGAAGAGTCTATACCTATTGAGCGCAAGAGGACGTACGTCGAAAACGTAATCAAGCTAGTGAAGCTAGCACAGGGAACCGAGGAGTAACACGTGGCTACTAACCAACAAGTAATACAGAATCTAGTACAGAACGTATCCGGTACCCACACTGCAGGGCAGGCTAATGTGCCGAGTGCAGGTCAGTCCGGGAATCCGAACACGGCCTACAACTGGACAACTTACCTACCCAAGCTCACTCCATCCGGGCAGGTTAACTTTCAGCTGCTAGCCTCGCAGGCTCCGGCGTCTAGTCCTGGGTATACCACTCCGTTTACCGCTGACCCATATGCAGCGGCTGTCCTAGCTGGAATGCCCAAGGCACAGGGTAACGACTTTGTTAACAATATGCTAAGCCGTATGTTCTCCGGCCCACCGGCCGGGGGATGGCCCACCGGAGGTGGCGGAGGAGGCGGCGGTGGTACTACCCCGCCAGATAACGGAGGTGGTACTCCACCACCCACTACTCCCTATACTCCTCCCCCACACGTTCCTAGCGGGGCCTTCGATCCGGTCGGACCTATCTCTGGGCCTATCGCCCGAGATCCCCTGAATCAGGCGGGTAACTACCAGAATGCTATGCCCAATACCAATCTCTTTGAGAGCGGCCTGGGGCGGGATGCTGTCAACTACATGTGGATGCCTACCTCTCCCCAGCAGGGCACTCTGGGTAGCACCAACACCTCTAACGCTTTCACTAATGCCCTAAAGTCCATGGCCTCCAAGCTAGGTAGTGAGGCACAGCAGTTCCTAGATAATCTCACCATGCAGAATGGATGGGCTGGACTGGCCCAAGAAGTTGTCGGATTCCTAGGGGCTGCTATGGGGATTCCCGGGGCTAGTATGCTTCTACAGCAAATCGCAGATAAGATCAACAAGGATGTGCAGGCTGGCTTGATAGATATGTCTGAGGCTGAGAAGAGGATGCAGGAGCAGACTGCTGCGCTCATGAACCAACTAATGTCCTCTACCGCTGGTGCTGCTTCGGATAAGATGATTAACGATTTCATCGCTAGCCAGCAGGCTAAGCTTGATCCCAACAGCCAGCAGGGCAGCGACTTTGATCTGGAGGCTTGGTACAATTCCCAGCCGCAGATGTCGAAGCGGGAGTGGGGTAATCTGATAAAGCAGCTTAACTTCAACGCCATGTTCTATAATCAGGAAGCTACCCAGAATGCACTTGACGAACTGAATGCCAAGAGCGAATTTATTCAGGAACTGTTCAAGCGTAACGGAGAGGTTTACAGGTAATGAGTGCTCACACCAGAGTAAGCGGTACTTGGAGAAATATCACGGATATCTACGCCAGGGTCTCCGGATCTTGGCGCAACGTCGCTGTTGGCTACGTACGAGTAAGCGGGAACTGGCAGGTATTCTTCTACAATCCCACCATCGACCTCGGTACTAGCCTATCTAATATCTCCCTCAACCTGTCGGGTACTGCCAACGCCGGATTCAGATTTAACAGGGACGGTACGTATGACGCTTATAACCCGTCGGGTACTACGCTCATCTATGCGGGCAACTGGGCTAACCCGGCTATAGGAAATGTCGGAGACGATTACGAGATTATGATCACGCCCACATCCGGATCTCTGGACACAGGTACTACAGGTACATGGCTGAGCCTGAATCTTAACCACACTTTTGCCATTTCCCAAACAATACCGGGCTCTAAGAATTTCACAGGTACTCTATCTATCCGTAGAGCTAGCGACAACACTGTGATGGAAACCGTATCTATTAACCTATCTGCTGAAAGGTCCTAACAGTTATGGATATGTTTACGCAGGAACAACTACACGAGCTGGCTCAGCGAATTGCCAGACTGGAGCTGAGCGACGAGCACAAGGAAGAACATCTGGAACGTATCGAGAAGTCTCTAGGTGCGTTGTCCTCCCAGTTCGCTGTCCTCAACCACAAGATCACTAGGTGGGAGGGGAAGTTTGGCGGAGTAATCTTTGTAGTCGGATGCGTATGGACTTTCCTCCTAGCCGCTTGGGATAAGCTCCTAACCCTAGGTAAGATGTTCCTGACAACTACAGGAGGTGGAACGTGATTCAAGCCTTCTTTGCTAAGTGGGGACTGAAATCTGCTGCAGTAGCGCTAGGTGCCCTGCTTGTCTTCGGTATGGGATATTTTCAGGGAAAGACTTCCTGTGCTCGCGCCCAGTCCAAGGAGCTAGCCAAAGCTGTACGGGAAGCTAGGAAGGAGGGAGCGGATAACGCTAAGCTGGGAGAGAAGATTACAGCAGATGCACTAACACGAGAAGCGAGGCTACAACATGCACTGGAAGAAGCTCTGGGCAAGCTGGCGGAAAGCGGCGGCTGTCCTATGTCTGATGAGTATCTTGATGATCTGTGGAGGCTGCATGACGCAGCCGGTGGTAAGAAGTGATGGAGAACTGTACTGTCCCGAATATGGAACTAAACCTAGAGGTGAGAAGCTTACTCCACCTAAACCTGAGTCCGATGATCGAGATCTTGAGCGCTTTACTCTTACGCTTTATACAGCTTATCTAAGTCTGTGGTCGCAGGATGAAGTCCTGCTAGATTGTTGGAACAGGGAGCAAAAGAAGAGGGCCGGAGACTAATCTCCGGCCCTTTCTTGTTTCTAGTTAGTTGTAAGGTTCTCCGTTATACTTCCCTTTGATATAGGCTGCTAGTGCCTGATCAAACTTCTTGGGTAGTAGGGAGGTACGTCTACGAACTTCTTCTTCCCCGTGCCTGATGTACGTGTGCATGATAGTCTTCTTCCATCTCTTTAAAGAGAACTCCCAGTTTACGTTGTTCTCATCAAACATGCACAAACTTCTCCTTAGGAGATAGATTCTCCACTTCGCGGAACCAAGTCCCACAATCCTTACACCGACGCCGCTGATACTTACGATTAGCAGTGTAGGCATATCCACGCTTCTGGTGGGAGTGAGAGCCGCAGGTTGGGCAACACAGGGTTCCGTTGTACACCGATAGATTGGCATGGCCTGTAATCCAAGGACGCAGCTTGTAGTACAGTGCTTCCAGAACTTCGATGTCCCCGATGTTGTAATCCTCCATCTTCTCCCAGGCTTCGGGGTCTTTATTCATGCAGTCCAGCCAAAGCTGATGATCTACCTCCTTCTTCTGGTATGGTAGCTTAAGCTGCTTGGCTACATAATCCAGCTTGTTAGAAGGAAACCGGAACTGCTTACGTACCGTCTTTAGTAGATCGATCTGCTTGTATGGGGACGGGGGAGTTAGTCCGTGAAGCAGGAACTCCTTGTTCAGGGTTGGGATATCAAACTTAGTTCCGTTGTAGTGAACTACAGCATCTGCCTCGTCTAATAGCGCATGTATACGCTTAATCATGCTCTTACGGCGAGAGCGGTGGATGGAATCGAAGTAGGTTACATCTTCTCCTAGCCACCGTGCTGACCAGCACAGCGTATACGAAGACTCCAGTAGATTGTGAACACCTACATACTGCTTGAAGATGTTCCACACTGTAGCCAGGTTAGGACTTGTTTCGATATCTAGCAGTAGAATTTTCATATTAGGATTAGTGTTTAGTCTCCGCACGTCCTACAGGGTAGGTATTGGCAATCAGGGGGTCTTCTCCTCCCTCCTCCTGTTGGTCTACATCCAGAGAAACCTCCGGCATCAGCGCATCATTCAGGATTTGTGCCATCAAAGAGTAGGCGGGAGGGAAATTAGCGGTTCCGCTAAACTGCGCTGCTACCTCCGAAAAGGGGGGATCCCAATTCCAGATAAGCTCCACGGGGCTGTCGTTTGATAGGGTAGAGCGGATAGTCAGCGAAGCGGTGTAGGTCCTTTCTTTGGCCTCAGTTGTCGTCATGTTGGTCGTCTCCTCTGTTCTTGTAGTTATGGTATAGGGAGGCAAGTAGGTCCACAAAGTTCACAAAGGGCCACAGTAGGATCAGTACACCTAGTGTGGTTTTGCTAATGGATCCAATCTCTAGAGCTTCTTGCACCTCCTCCGCTTCATAGTAGTAGGTGTAAGCTAGAAAGCACCCTACTACGTACATAAGCATTGTTAGATAGATCATTATTCTCTCCGGTTAGGAGCGGGACTTCCCTACTTTGTCTAGACCAGGAGTAGCTTTAGCTTCTTTTATCCACTCCTCGGGGATCCTGCCCTGCTCATCTATGGCATATTTGATGCCACGCTTTTCACACCAGTCTGAGTAGCGAGTCTTACTCGTCCGGGTGATCTTGTTATCTCTCATGAACAACAGCCGGATATCCAGATGTGGATTCTGCTCCATGACCAAAGCCATCTTCTCTCTTACCGCCCGGTCTAGCTTGCCCTTCGCTTCGACAATTATCCCGTTGGGTAGAATGAAGTCCGGACTGTACGTTCGCTTTTTCGCAGGTACAACATACTGCACCTTCATGGTCTCGTACTCAAAAGGTACCTTGTTATCATTAAGACACTTGGCCACCTTCTTCTCGAACTGGGATTTAAGTTTTAGGTTTTTCAGCGCAATGTCAGTTACCTCCCTGTTACATGGGGGTGTAGGGGCATCGTTCCCCTTCCCTTCGCCTGATCCAAAGCAGGTTTGCAATCTCCGTAAAAGAGAATTGCCACTTATCTCCGTACTGCTTCTGGTACAACTCCTCTACCTTACGACGGAAGTCCTCGATGGTTGCGGACTCCTCTGATAGCTTGGTAGCGGTCTTGGGACCTACCTTGTGTATGCCGGGGATGTTATCGATCGTATCTCCTACTAGCATCTGCCAGAAGAAATGGCGATTAGCCTCATCAATATTCTGGTAGAAGAACTCCTTCTTGTTCGGATTGTAGTGATACCCCGGAATCATCAGCAGGTCTTTGTCGATAGATACGATGCAGGTTGACTTGTCCTTGTGGGAGAATTGCTCTATGCCGATGGCATCGTCAGCTTCTTGTCCCTCAACTAGCTCTGCGTCGTACTTGGTGGCAATATACTCTCTGATTTCCTTGAAGTATTTAGGCTTCGCCGACCGATCTCGATTTCCCTTGTACACCTTTATGGTGGCTACCTCAGTACGGAAGTTAGTATCTCCCGAGTAGTACACCTTGTACCAAGGGTGTTCACTGAACACATCTACCAGAATGTTATCGATGGTGGTCTTAATGACCTGCAGGGCGTGATCTTGGTAATCGATATCTGCTAGTTTGGCCTTCGCCTCTTCCTTAGACAGACCCTCTTCCTCAATGAGCTTCTTGATCATACTGGTATCAGCTACGAACCCCGACGCATACACCATGGGATCCGCATCAATTAGAGGGGCTAGGTTTGGGATTACGTTCATTGGAGTTTCTGTAGCTCTGTGTAAGACTGCTGTAGGCGAATACCTAGTTCTCTGATAAGGTTCATCATATCACCGCCATCTAGCTGAGCTAGTCCAGTCTTGTCGAAGGCCAGATTAAGGAGATCATCTACAGTGTACCACGAGAAGTCATGGTCGAACCCTTCGTCGAACCTATTCTTCTTCATTGATATAGTGCTCCCAACTAGTTGGAGGATTACGCTTATAGGGCTGATGTTTGGGGCGTAGCCCTACTTTCTCCGCCGCCTTTTCCTCTGCGGTCAGGCGGCGCTTCTTTGAACGGTCTCGGAACTTACGCTCCTTTTCGATGTATCCCTTATCGTCGATCACCATCGCCCTTTACTACACCTCGTTCCTTGCGATCAGATAGCTTGGCTACGTTCATCATTACGATCTCTTCTAGCGTATATCCGAGATCCTCAGCTAGAGCTGCTGCATACCAAAGTACATCGCCTACTTCCTTGGCAATCTCCTCGCGTGGGATTTCACGATCCCCGCGCAGCACCTTCTTAACCTTCTCTGCCACTTCACCCGCCTCGCCTACCAAGCCTAGGGTAGGGTAAATCGTATTGTACTCGGACGGGTACACCTTCATGGTCTTGACGAACTCTTGGTAGGCGTTAAAGTGTTTCAATCAAACCTCCTGTTTAGTTGGAGCGAGAGGCGGGAATCGAACCCGCACAATCAGCTTGGAAGGCTGAGGTTCTACCATTAAACTACTCTCGCTCTCTGTCTATAGTATACTGACTACAGCCTGTCTTGTCAACTACCCCGCACTGCCATGCCGTCATAATGTTGTGGAACGTCGGTAGTTGTCAATGATTACCGACAAAACACAACCTGCATGGTTTCCTTTCAGGCTCGTCGGTCATGGGCGACAATCCAAATAAGCGCCTATAACTTCCGCAGCAAGCGGCGGCGCGATGGCATTGCCGTAGGCGCGCAGGCGTCCCACTCGGGCGGGAACCCCATGAGCCAGCAGACGAATGCCGGGTTCAACGCGCCGGGCTTTCCCATCGTGGCCGATGATCCAACCGTAGTTGCCCCAGGCGCTGCCGCCGCAACCTGCCGGGGCAGCTGGTCGATCCTGCTGCGCCCGTCCGGGCGTTCCGTCGCCATGCCCGGCGTGTCCTTCCAGTCCCGAGCGCTGGGCGTCACCCATAACGCCGCGTCGTTCGGCGACGAACCACAGACGGTCACGGCGGTGGGGCGCATCGACGGCACAAGCCGGGACAACGGCCGCCCCGCAGGCGTAGCCGATGCCTTCCAGGTCAGCGAACACTCCGTCGAGCCAATTCTTGCCAACCGCCGCCGCAACCTGCTCTCCCATGAGGACAGCGGGCCGTCGGGCACTGGCGAGGCGAAAAAGGTGGGGCCACAGGTGCCGATCGTCAGCCTGGGCTTTGCCTTTGCCCGCGACGCTGAACGGCTGGC